ATGTCCGCCGAGCAGGCCGCGGCGGTCGTTCCGGACGGGGTGCTTGGCGCCGCCGGGCCATCTCGAACGGTAGACGCGACCGTAGCCGAGGTCGAGAGGCTTCGTGGCCGGGACGTGAACCTGGCGGACTCGTCGCTCGCGGCGTCGGCTATCGCGATGGCGTACGAGATCGACCATCCGTATAACTCGGCGACGTCGAAGGCGAACTGTCAGGCTCGGCTACAGGACGCGATGCGGGAACTTTACGCGCTCGCCCCACCGGAGGAGAAGGGCGGAAAGCTACATGACATCCGGGCTGATCGTGCCCTACGGCTCGCGGGAGGCCAGGAGGGATCTCCGGGGTAGCCAAGTCCCGCGGATCGAGAGCGTCCCGCCGTATGCGAGTTCGGCCGGGCACGAGGCGGTAGAGGTCGCCAGGCTCGGCGGTATTGACCTCGACCCGTGGCAGGAGCGCCAGATCGTCGCGGGGATGGGCGAGTCCCCGGACTGGAAGTGCTCGCGCTGCGTACATCGCCGGGCCGAACCGGAGCCGTGCGCGGATCATCCGCGAGCGGGTCTGATCCATCCCTGGGCCGCGTTCGAGGTCGTTAGCGTCGCGGTGCGTCAGGTCGGGAAGAGTGAGAATCTCCTCGCCCGGATGCTCTACGGAGCGTTCGTCTTAGAGGAACCGCTCCAAATCTTCTCTGCCCATCTCTTCGACACGGCGATGGAGATCTTCCTTCGCCTGATTACGATCGTCGAGAACACCCCGGAGTTCGCGTCGGAGGTTCGCCTCAATCGCGGCAAGATCGGCTCGTACTCCCACGGCAACGAGGGGATTACGCTGAAGTGCGGCGCCCGGATCCGCTTTAAGGCCAGGACGGGCGGCGGCGGACGCGGGTTCACCTGTAATACGCTGTACCTGGACGAGGCGATGATCCTCCCGGAGCGGTTCCTGGGGACGACCGTCCCGACGCTGTCCGCGATCCCGAACCCGCAGCTCTGGCTCGCCGGCTCGGCGGTAGACGAGGAAGATCCGGCGCATGATGGCGTCGTCCTCTCTAAGCGCCGCGAGCGGGCGCTCAAGGGTAATGACCGCTCGATGGCGTACTTCGAGCATTCCGCGCCGGGCGATGATCCCGGGGCGGTCCCGGCGGAGGTTCTGGACGACCCGAAGGTCTGGGAGGAGGCTATCCCGGCTCTCGGTTTCAGGATCGCGGTCGAGACGGTAGAGAACGAGCGCGGTGCGATGGGCGCCCGCCAGTTCGCGGTCGAGCGACTCGGTATCGGCGCGTGGGTCGTTACGGACGGGTCGGATCTGTATCCGATCCCGAAGGACGCCTGGAAGCGTTCGGCCGATCCCGCGTTCGACTCGACGGGAATAACGCCCGTCTGCTTCGCTTTCGATGTTCCGCCGGACCGGTCGAGCGTGACGATCGCCGGGGCGATGCGGAGACCGGACCGCAAGTGGTACGTAGCGATTATCGATCGTCTCGGGATGGACGAGGCACCGGCGAGGCTCGCGGCGCTGAAGAAGGCGCATCGGCCGAAGTTGATCGTTTGCGAGGCGTCGAGCCCGGCCGCGAGCCTGCTCCCGGCGCTTGAACTCGCCCACGTTACGGCGGAGGCGTTACCAACCAAGGACTACGCTGCGGCGTGCGGACTTCTTCAGGATGCGGTAGCTGAGGATGCGCTGCGTCATTCGGGCGGTCCTCTCCTCTCTGACGCGCTCGACGGGGCGCGGAGGAAGATCCTGAACGATGCGAAGGCTTGGAGGTGGTCGAAGCAGTCCTCAACGGTCGATATCTCCCCGCTCGTGGCCGTAACGCTGGCCTTATGGGCTAGCCAAACGACGCAGGGACGGTCTTCGCAGGTCCTAGACTTGGCCCAGATCGCGGCGGAGATGACCGACGAGGAGAAATCCAGCCCGCTGCCGTGGGAAACCTAACGAGGAGTAGTAGATGAGCACTTCCGAGCCGGACCCCAATTTCCCCGATGTCCCGCAGACGCCTTCCGCATCGTCCGAGGCATCGCCCACGACGCTTCCGTCTCCGGCTGCGCCTGTCACGGAATCGCCCGAGCAACCCGCGGCCCCGCCGCTGAGTCCCGCAGGCCCGCAGAAGCCCGGAGGACCGCCCCTGGAGACTCCAGAGTCCCCCGCCCAGAGCCCGGCTAGCGCATCCGCGCAGGCCGAGGCGAGCGGAGAAGGTTTCAAGGTCGAGACGCTATCCGAGGGCGAGTGGCCCGCCGAGACGCGGGACCCGACCTTGGTCTATCCCGGCCCCGACCATCCCGACCTGTCCTCTCCGATCCGGGCGGACAACTACGGGCCGACGATGGCCGCGGCGGGCGGATCCGGCCCTCACGCTCCCGGCGCGAACCCGGATCCGGTCGTCCCCGAGCCGGAGACGGCGGAAGAGGCCGAGCCGGTCGAGATCGTCCCGTCCGATGGGCTGCCGGTCGAGTTGCCGGACGACGAGCACCCGCGGGTAGGCTGATGAAGGAACTACACCCGTCCGTCGAAGCCGTCCTGCGGTTCTTCGAGTTCGGCCATCTCCCGCCGCATCTCCGGAGCGTGAGCGAGAAGTTCCATGACCTCGCGTGGGAGATGGCGGTCGAGTACGACGGGCCGGAACTGACGGTCGGCCTGCGCAAGCTCTTGGAGGCTAAGGACTGTATGGTCCGCGCGGCCCTCCCGGTCGAGGTCGGATCGTGACCCAGGCCCAGGAGATCAAGGCTCTCCGCGACGAGATCGCGGAACTACGGCGAGAAGTCGAAGCCCTTCGGGCTGCGGGAGCGGTCCATCACCACTACCACTATCCGCCTGCGCTACCCCCGGCGCCCGTTATTCCCTACGTGCTGTATCCGACATGGTCACAGCCGTACTGGTCGGTAATCCCGCCGGTCACCTGCGGGTCGACGGTCACGATCTCGGGCGGAACGGCCCATAACGCCATCGAGGGGTCCTGCGGGTGAGTCGCCCTGGCGGGACGGTCGCATGACCTCAACACTTCTCGAACTCGCAGGCTTCGGCAGTCTCGTAGAGTCGGCCAACCTCCTTCTCGGCCGCGGAGCAGCGTTCCTCATCGCCGGACTGGCCCTCCTACTGGTCGGCACGGCGGTTGACGACGCAGGAGTGGCTTCTACGGTCCGCAAGCTCGCGGCCCAGCCTCGGATCGGGTACCTCCGCGCCAAGGCGTCCCTCATGGCCCGTAGGCAGCGCCGCGCGGACCGCGAGAAGAACAAGCCTGCGGTCCGAGTCCGGCTAGAGCAGTAGGTTAGGTCGGGAGAATCCCGCCGCACTACTAGCAGACATACGCTCAAGCGCCGTCCCTGCGAGCCATAAGCCTCTCTCCTCGTGGCGGGTCTACGTCCGGCCGCGTATCCTACCTACCTCCCCGAGGGGGTGATGCCACTTGTCTCTCCTCCGCAGAGCCTTCCAGAACACGCTAGAACAGCGTGGAGCTAACCCCGCGCTGCCTTGGGGGGACAGCTAAAGCACGCCGCCAACCAACGGCTCGCTCGGTTACAACTCCGGCGGTATAGCCGTAACGAACAAATCGGTCGTAGGGGTCCCGGCGGTTTACGGTTGCTGCGGACTCCTGGCCGATACCGTCGCTCGGCTTCCGACCCTGTTTCTCAACGGACCGGACATCGCCACTTCACGACCGATCAAGGGCGGTTCCCCGCTCCTGAATCAACCCTACGCCGAGATCAGCCGGCAGGACTGGTGGAAGCAATTTACCTGGGGCCTGGCTCTCCGCGGTAACTTCTTCGGGCAGATCATCGAGCGCGATAAGGACCTGTTCGCAGTCCAGATCAAGCCGATACCGGCCGAGAAGGTCCAGCTCCGGCGGATCCCCGGCTCGGGCGTCCTGGAGTACCGCTACTACGGCAAGGTCATCCCGCCCGATGACGTATTCCACGTCCGCTACCAGACGCTACCGGGGATGGCTATCGGCCTGAACCCGATCGAGATTTGCGGGTTGGCGTTCGGTCTCGCACTCGCTCAGGATCGGTATGCGGAGTCGTTCTTCGTGAACAGCGCGGATCCGCGCGGCGTGATCGAGATGCCCGGCGACCTCGATGTGAACGAGGCGAAGGCATGGGTCAAGAGTTGGCTTGCGTCGAAGCAGGGGATCAACCAGGCGCACCTTCCCGCCGTGCTGACCCAGGGCGCGAAGTTCAATCCGATTTCGATCAGCCCTACGGACTCGCAACTCTTGGAGGCTCTCGGGTTCTCGGAGGAGCGGATCAGCGGGCGGATTTACCGCGTGCCTCCGCACCTCATTGGCTTGACCGACAAGGTTTCCTGCCTCCCTGCGGACGCGCTAGTCCAGACCCTCGCGGGTCCGAAGCCTATCGTTGACGTTCAGGTCGGTGAAGAGGTCTGGTCGCTAGGTGAGGACGGCCCTATCACCGAGACGGTTACGGCCCAGCAATTGACCGGCTATAAGCCTCTCCTCTCCGTTGAGGGCGAGAGCGGACGCGTAGTACGAGCTACGGCTAACCACGTCTTTCCGATTCGCCGCGACTCCTCGCCGCTCTGGGTTCGCGCCGACGAGATCGAAGCGGGCGACTGCCTGCTCGCTCCGAGTAATCTCTACGATGGCCACGCCGTCGATCTGACCTACGACCCCGTTCGCTCTATCACCTACGGACAGGAAGCGGTCCCGGTTTACGACCTCTCGGTCACCGGCTCGCATACCTTCGTCGGAGAGGGGGTGTGGCTCCACAATTCGTGGGGTCGATTACCGAGGCATAGAGCAGCAGAACCGAGGCTTCATCGGCAATACCCTCGCCCCGTACTACACGGCGGGAGCGGAGGCGATCACGGCTATCTCCCGTCCCGGCCAGTACGCAGTCTTCGACCTTCGCGGCGAGTTGGCGGCTTCGACCCTGGAGCGCGCCCAGACTGGCTCGCTCGGGATGCTCGGCGGGTTCCTAGTCCCGGATGACGCTAGGGCTCTCCTGGGGTTGGCACCCCTTCCAAACGGAGAAGGCGCCAACTTGAGCCTGCCGATGAACTCGGTACTCCTCCAGCAGGCCCTCAAGCAGCTTCAGGACTCGCAGTCGCAGCAGGACGCAGTAGACGACGCCGCGGCCCAGAACGGCGACGGCCAGTAACCCCTTCTCCGGGCGTTCGCGCCCCTCATGTAATCCCCTCACAGGAGGTCATGCGATGACCGCGACGGCTACGCAGGGCGGCATGACCGAGCAGCGCGCCAAGTACACGCAGGCGGACCGGGATAAGATGGCCAAAGACGGCACCGCGATGCCAGACGGGAGTTACCCGATTCTGGACCAGGAAGACCTGCGGAAGTCGATTCGCGCGGTTGGCCGGGGTGGGGCTGATCACGACAAGATTCGGGCCTTCGTAATCAAGCGTGCCAAGGCGCTGAACCTCGCTTCGCTGATCCCCGATAACTGGATGATGTCGGGTGCACTGAAGGAGACGAAAAGTGCGTGGTCCGATACCGAGACCCGCGAGACGTTCCAGGATCTCTTCACCGCACTGGACGGCGCGGTATCCGACGCCAATCCAGACGCCTACTCGTGGTCTACGTGGGTGCAGGACTTCACCGATACCGAGGTTTTCTACGTCGTCGGCGGCACTTTGTACGCCGCTACGTATACCGTGCAGGCCGATGGTCCGATCACGCTGGGTGACCCGATGGAGGTCCGGCCGGTTACCGAGTACGTGCCCGCTCGCGCCGCTGGCGATGAGTGCCCGACATGCGATGGAACCGGCAAGATCCGCGCCGGAAACGTAACGTGCCCTGACTGTGATGGGACGGGAGAGGTCAAGTCCGAGCCGGCGCCGCCCGAGGCCCGCAAGCTCGCTACCCGTACGCTGGAGTGGCGGCGTGAGAAGGCGCGCGACCGTACCGCGCTAGACCGTACGCGCCCAGAGCCACGTAAGCAGGCTCTCCCAGCCCCGCTGGAACTGCGTGAGGAGTCGGACGGCTCGATGCTGCTCCGTTCCTATGCCTCGTTGTTCAATACGCCCTACACGGTCGGTAGCGGTTCCTACCGCTACGAAGAGACGGTACTCCCCAAGGCGTTCAAACGGACGCTCGGGAACGATCCCGATGTCGTCTTCCGGACCGAGCATGGATCGATGCCTCTAGGCCGAACGAGTAGCGGCACCCTGCGGCTAGGCGAGGACGAGCGGGGGCTTTGGTATGAGGTCGACCTGAACCCGTCCGATCCGGACGTAGCCGCGCTGGTGCCGAAGATCCAGCGGCGAGACCTTACCGAATCGTCGTTCGCGTTTCGCTGTATCGAGGATCTATGGAGCGACGATTACAGTGCGAGGAGCCTGAAAGCCTGCGACTTGGACCGTGGAGACGTATCAATCGTGACGTTTGGAGCTTCCTCGGCTACAGGCCAGTTCGTTTCGCTACGCGCCGAGCAGTCGTGGCAGGCACTCCGCTCGCTCGGCGATGATGAGTTCCTGGCCGCTTGGCTGGAGTGGCGCGACTGGTCGCTAATCCCGCTCGGTGAGCGTACGGGTAAGTCAATCTCGCCGCCGAACCTGGAGATTCTAGGCCAGGTATTTGACATGAGGTCATCCGCCGACGACGCGGAGGAGGCTCGATCCTTGCTCGAAGACCTGATGAACGTACCGACCCCCGACGCGAGTGTTGATAGCGCGATCGAATCTAGGTTCAGCGAACAGGAGACGGACGCCGTAGTCGTTCCTGCGGAGGTCCGCAGCATTCCGATCCCCATCCCGGACCGCGTTATGGAGAACCGTCTGCGTCTCCGCGCGATGCAGGCCCGAAATAGCAGAGGAGGGCGGTCGACCCTTTAGAGCCGACCGCCCTCTCACCCGCGCGTAGCCGAGCCCTACCGAGCCGTGCCACGCCCTGATCTACCGTGACAAGCCCAGCCGCGACGGCCTTGACCTACCGCACCGAGACTTGCCATGCCGGGCCGTGTCGCACCAAGCCCCGCCGAGACTGCCGTACTACGCCGAACTCTGCCCGACCCTGCCAGGGCGTACCCGGACTCGCCGCACCCAGCCGAGACAGCCAGGCCACGCCGGGCCTTGCCCGGACGCGCCGCAACTGGACGTGACGGACCGAGCCAAACCCGGACTCGCCTAACCGTGACAGCCATACCACGTCGCACCCAGCCGAGACCTACCGCGCCATACCTTGACGGACCGCGCCAAGCCGGGCCAAGACAGCCATACCGCGCCACACCCGGCCTCGCCG